CCTATTAACATTAATTGATTATACTATTTTTTTAAGCGTTTTTCAATCTCTTTTTTTGCTTCGATAACAGAACTTAAAATAGTTTTACGTATGTCTAATTTTTTATTTTTTAAGGCATTAACAGACATATTTTCAAGATCATTTACAATATCTTCTAGCTCGTCTATTGTACAATCTTTATATGTTCTATATCGAGAATTTTCCATGATACTCGTATTTAAAATAATAAGTTTATGAATTAACCAATAACAAAACTATGTGGTGTTCCACCTTCTGCAAAATCGCCAATTTCTTGATCTAATTTTTCCATTTCAGCAATTCCTTGCTGTTTAAGTTCAGCACCATTTAAAGTTGTGCCACCTTGTGGTCCAGCAATAGTATTAAATTTACCTCTTGCTTCACCTAATATAGTTTTAGATACTGCAAGAGAATAATCTCTAATCCATGGTTTTGCATAAATGTCTTTGAACAAAGTAATATCAGGTCTAAAGTTGTCAGTATGCATTAAAACAGTTTCTTTATCTGCTCTTGGTCTTTGTGTAATTGTAAGTTTTTTAGTTGCTACATCAAAATGAAATTGTATAAATGATCCAAACATTTTACCTATTAATTCTTGATAAGAAGCAAAAGCATAATACGTGGCTAATCCACCTGTTGCTCCTGCTCTTAACAAGTATGTGTTTGTGTATGCTAAATTGAACGGTTCAAATAATGTACCACCTTCGCCGCCTGCAGAACGTGATCCTACGGTTCTTCTAAATAATTTTCTTACAGCAATAATTTCATCAGGTAAAATATATGTGTTTTGATTTTCTTGTAATTCTAAAAAAGCATAAGATTCTTCCACAGCATTTGAAGAACGCTGTCTGTATCTGTTAATTGATCTTTCTAAGGCCGTTTGATAGTGTTTTGGGTCTAATTCAACATCTACCATCCCCTCACCTAGATTATTTTTTACATAATCAAATATTTCTTGTTGACCTGTTTGAAGTTCTGACATACACATATTTATAGTTCTTTTACTATCTATAAATATAGATAATATGCCAAGATTATCCATTTTTAAGCCAGAGAAAGGTAACGACTATAGGTTCTTTGATCGTAACATTAAAGAGATGTTTACTGTGGGCGGAACTGATCTATATTTCCACAAATACTTGGGTCCTTATGATCAAGGATCTACTAACAAGGACGGAGAAGCAAGTCCAACAAATCCACAGTATTCTGGAGACAGTTTAAACGAAAGAACAATACAAGACTTATTATTTTTAGAAAATAGAGATAGAAAGTACTCACCAGATGTTTATATTGTAAGAGGAATATACAATGTACAAGATATTGATTTTAATCTATCACAATTTGGTATGTTTTTACAAAATGATACAATATTCTTAACTGTACACATGAATGATATTGTTGAAAGATTAGGTAGAAAACCTATGTCTGGGGATGTTATTGAATTTCCACATATGAAAGAAGACTATTCTTTAGACGAAAGCATACCAATTGCACTTAAAAGATATTATGTTATTGAAGATGTTAACAGAGCGGCAGAAGGATTTTCACAAACTTGGTGGCCGCACTTATTAAGATTGAAATTAAAAACACTAGTTGACGCACAAGAATTTAGAGATATTATTGGTGATGCAACTACAACTGGTTCTATAGCAAATTACATGAGTACATATAATAGAGAAAAAACTATTAATGATCAAGTTGTTGCACAGGCAGAAGCAGATGCACCTAAGTCAGGATTTAATTACAAACAATATTACGTTGCGCCAATTGATGAAAGAGGAAATATTAGAACTGATAATGTTAATTCAACAGATAGAATAAGTTCAGATAAACCAATAAATGCAGTAATAGATACACCAGCGTCTTCTCATTATGGATTCTATTTAGATGGAGATGGTGTTGCACCAAACGGTCATCCTGCAGGATTTGGTATATCGTTTCCTACTTCTAATGTTGATAGTGGTGATTATTTCTTAAGAACTGATTATCTACCAAATAGATTGTTTCGTTTTGATGGTACCAGATGGGTTAAGATGGAAGATTCGGTTAGAATAACTATGAGTAACACCGATTCAAAAGAAAATTGGAAAACTAAATTTGTTAATGCATCAGGTACAACTACAATTAACGGATTAACAGTAGAACAAAGACAATCATTATCAAATGCATTAAAACCAAAGGCTGACAATTAATGTTACATTTTTACGACGGGCAAATTAGAAAATTTTTAACTCAATTTATAAGAATTTTGAGTAACTTTTCTGTGGAAACAGGAAAGGGTAAAGATGATACTGTAACTTTAAGAGCAGTTCCAGTTGTTTATGGAGACCCAACAAGACAAGTTGCAAACATTATTAGAAATAATAGTGAGAATGTATTACAATATGCTCCAAGAATTGCCGCGTATGTTAGAGAATTAAATTATGATAGAGAAAGAATGCAAAATCCTTATCATATTGAAAAACATCATTTAAAAGAACGTGATGTCCTCGACGACGGAACTTATAGTAATAAAGTAGGAGCAGGATATACTGTTGAAAAAGTTATGCCGTCACCTTTTAGATTAGAAGTTACAGCAGATATTTGGACAACAAATACAGATCAAAAATTACAAATAATGGAACAAATTTTATATTTGTTTAACCCCGATTTTGAAATACAAAAAACAGACAATTATATTGATTGGACTAGTTTAAGTTATGTTGAACTAACAGGAACAACATTTAGTTCAAGAACAATTCCAGTTGGTGCAGATACAGAAATTGATATTGCAACATTAACTTTTTCTATGCCAATATGGTTATCACCACCTGTTAAAGTATCAAAATTAGGTGTTATACAAAAAATTATTATGAGCATATATGATGACGATGGTGGAATTACAGCAGGATTAATTGATGGAACATTGTTAACAAGAAGTTATATTACACCAAACAATTTTGGTTTATTAGTTACAGGGAACCAATTAAGATTATTAGGTACTACCGGTACAACTACAACAAGTACCACAACAAGCGGTGCTGATGGAAACTATACAGGTGCCAATGCACCAAGTAATTTTGATCCTTTTGAAACTTTTGGTCCACCAGTTAACTGGAAAATTCTTTTAGATCAATACGGTAAAGTAAGAAACGATACATCACAAATAAGATTAATGCAATCAACAGGAAAAGAAATTATCGGAACTATTGCAACCAGTACTTTAGATGATACATTTTTATTATATAACATTGATCAAGATACTATTCCTGCTAATACGTTAACAGCAGTTTTAAAAATTATTAATCCTACAACCTTTGCTCCACCAACACCAGTAAATGGTGATAGATATTTGATTATAGATGAAATAGGTGATTCTACAGCAACAGTACAAAGTTCAACTTGGGGAACATTAATTGCAAGTGTAGGAGATATAATTGAATATAATACTGCTCAAAGTAAATGGTTAAAAGTATTTGATGCATCACATCCAGATTCTACACAACATTATGTTACAAATACACACACAGGAATACAGTATAGATTTAATGGTACTGAATGGGTTAAATCATATGAAGGAATTTATACTGCTGGTAATTGGTCAATTGTATTAGATGGTGGTGCAACTAGTTATAACGCATCTACTGATGCAACAACTCCTTGATAAAATTATAATAAATTGTTATACTAACATATGAAAGAAAATATAATTTGTTCTGGTGCCTTATTTTATTGCACAGTAACAAAACGTTTTTTATTTGTACAAAGAACTGATACTAAAACACGTGGATTGTGGGGATTAGTTGGCGGACAATCACGTTTTACTGAATCTGCATTTGAAGGATTAAAAAGAGAAATACAAGAAGAAGTTGGTGACACACCAAAATTTAAAAAAGTAATTCCTTTAGAATTGTTTACATCAAACGATCAAAAATTTTTCTTCCATACGTATCTTATTGCTGTTGAAGCAGAATTTATACCAAAATTAAATAAAGAACATTCAGGATATTGTTGGACAGCGTTTGAATGTTGGCCTAGAAATTTACACGCAGGATTAAAAAATACTGTTAATAATAAAGCAATAAAAGGTAAGTTACAAACTATTTTGGATTTAATTGTTTAAATGATAAAAAAATTAGTTGTATTTTTAATGGTACTTTTTTTAATTGCTATAGTTGTTTTATCTTTTTTAGGAAATTTTTAAAACGTTCTTTTCCATTCCACTATTTGTTTGCCGTTCACACATTTTTTTAAATTTTTAATATTAGCGTCATTGCACGTAAAATTAAATCCCGAACACGCAACTAACAAAAAGGTTAAGCCGAGTACTGTTATAATAAATTTCATTATCCTGCACTAATTTTTACTGTACCAGAGTCATTCCAAAGTTGTCCAGCATTACTTGGATCACTTGTAGGTAAATCAGTTGCCATTACTTTGCCCGATTCGTTAACCATCACAGTACCACTTTGATCAGGAAAACTTATTTGTCTTTTTGCTGTGGCACTACCAGTTACAAGAGTTTTTTTATATCCAGCATTTTGGAATATCAATGGTTTATCAATGAATAATAAGGCACCATCATTTTGAACTATTAAGATTGGTTTATGTTGTCCGTCTGTTCTTACTACAAATTGTAGTTTAGATTGGTCCTCACCAGCAGTTGTTTTTCTTATAACAGATTCAATACTACCGTAACGTATTGTAGTACCATCTGAATTTTGTCCTTTAAATTGTATTTTTCCTAATATATCTGATTTTGCTGGATTGGATGATAGCCTAGTTAAGGTCATAATAGGTCCACTTGCAGTATTGTCGTTAGTAGTTTGTAAAGTTAATGCATCTGTACTTGTTGATGTGTTAGATATTTGAATTCTTCTAAATTTTTGCTTTTCGTGAAAGTCAGAATCTTTATCTGTTACTGTTTTACCTTCACTATCTGCATCTTCAACTTTTAATAGACTATATGTTTTTGGCATTATTCTTCCTTTATATAAGTTTTCCCTGTAAGTTTTTCAATATCTCTAACCATTTCTTCCATATTT